CGGCGGCGATGCGTCAGGCGGTCGCGGCGTGCGGGGCACGGCTGCCGGTGGTGGTGACGCGGCAGGACCGGGGCGAGTGGCTCGTGACGGTGCGACTCGCGGACCTGGGTCGGCTCTGGGCGTGGCTGGATGCGGTGTTGGAGCCGGGTGGGGAGGGCGAAGAATAATCGTTGACAGATATTCGTGGTGTGGTTAGGGTCGTGAGCATGAAGATCACCGACACGAATCTCTTCGCTCTTGGTCGCGCTTTCGGCGACGCGGTGTCGCTCCCTGCGAGCACACGCTTTGACGCGGTGACGCTGCCGCACCTGCGCCGGTGCGTGAAAGCTGGTCTGGTCGAGCTGACCTCCGATCGCTCGGCGATGGTGCTCACCGAGTCGGGCATCTCGGCACTTGCGGCGAGGCAGCGGTGAAGCGGGGACCGGGTCGACCCCGGCTCGGGCACGTCCCTGTCACGGCTCGGCTGACGCCGGAGGAGCGCGATCGGCTCCTGACCTTCGGGGCCGGGCCGTCGGAAGCGGTGCGGGCGCTGCTCGCGCTTGCCGAGGCCAAGAAGAAGTGACCATCGGGTCGCTGTTTTCGGGCATCGGCGGGCTGGAGCTTGGCTTGGAGCGCGCCGGGCTTGGGCCGGTTGTGTGGCAATGCGAGCGTGACCCGTTCGCGCGCAGCATTTTGCGCAAGCACTGGCCGGACGTGCCGTGTGTCGAGGACGTCCACGACGTCTGGGCCGAGCCGCTGGAGCGCGCGGAGCTTATCTGCGGCGGATTCCCCTGTCAGGACGTGTCGGCGGCTGGAAGCGGTGCTGGGCTTGCGGGGGCTCGGTCTGGACTCTGGTATGAGTTTTTGCGCGTGGTCGACGTTCACCAGCCCGCCGTGGTCGTCGTCGAGAATGTTACGAGCGGGCAGAAAAGGTGGTTGCCGCATGTCCTCGAAGGGCTCGAAGACCTTGGTTACGTTTGCTGTCCCCTCGTGCTTCCTGCCGGACGAGTCGGCGCTCCGCACCTGCGTCGTCGCACCTTCGTCGTTGCCGACACCGACGGCGAGTGTCTACAGCTCGTCAAACAATGGCACGAGGGACGGGGTCACGCCGTATGCGACGAAGGGGAAGCCTTCGCTGTGGACGAGGGCGAAGCAAGGCACGCTTCCGATGCATCCGCCTGGTCCGCTGGACCCACGTTGGACGGAGTGGGCAATGGGCTTTCCAGAGGATTGGACCCTGCCGAATACCGGTCAGACCGGTTTCGAGTTTTAGGTAACGCGGTCGTGCCGCAATGCGCAGAAATTATTGGTCGCCTCATCTTGGCGGCGCGCAGCGCGCGACCGGCCGAGGAGGCCGCCGCGGGTGGGGAGAAGTGACCATTGGATCGCTGTTTTCGGGCATTGGCGGGCTAGAGCTTGGCTTGGAGCGCGCCGGGCTTGGTCCGGTTGTGTGGCAATGCGAGCCGGATGCTGACGCGCGAGCCGTGCTCTCGTGGCACTGGCATCGCGTGCAGATCTTTCGAGACGTGCGAGAGCTCGACCGGTATCACGGCGATTGGTGTCGTGGCGGCTGGGATTGCGAGTGCGAAGATCCGATAGAGCCGGTCGACGTAATGTGCGGTGGCTTCCCGTGTCAGGACCTGTCGAGCGCTAACGTCGTTTGTCGCACCGGCCTTGCTGGCCCCCGCTCAGGGCTGTGGCGCTCGTATCTGGGCGCTATCGAATACGTCAGACCTTCGTGGGTGGTGGTGGAAAATGTCGGATCAAGCTGGCGAGAATGGGTGCCCGTCGTGCGGCGCGATCTTTGTCGATCGGGATATTCCAGCGTGCCACTGGCTTTGTCCCCCGCTGAGCTTGGATACCCGCACCACCGTGATCGCGTCTTCGTCGTGGCCTACGCCCACGGCCAAGGCGAACCACTTCGCGCCGTACATGCGACGATGGCCAGCGTACGCGAGGCTGCAGGACGAGATGGGTCGCGTACCAGGGCATCATGTGCCGAGGCTGTGGCTCGCGCTAATGGGCTTCCCGCTGGATTGGCTCGATTGCCTGGCAATGCCGTTGTTCCTGATGTCGCCTTCCACATCGGACGCGGAATCAAACAAGTGATGGACGAAATTTTGTGATGGTCATCCGCTGCGACCGCTGCGGCGCGGAGCTCGAGGCGCACCTGCCGGAGCGTCATGCGTGGGCGCGGACGTGGGATGCGGAGCGTGGTTGCATGCGGCATGAATGCCCGACGTGCACGGGGCGTGAGGCGAAGAAGGGGAAGAGGAGGAGCTAAGGTGGCGAAACAAAAGAGTGAAACGCACGCGAAGATGCGCTCCGATGTCATCGAGCCGACCGACGAGGAAATCGAAGCCGTCCTCGGTGCAATGCGCAAAGGCGTCGGTTACGAGCGCGCTATCGCGCTCGCCGAAATCCCGCGCTCGCGCGGCGCGCGCTGGCTCGCACGCGGCAAAGAGCACATGGTCGGCGGCCACAAGGAGCGGCACTCGCAGTTCGCCAAGCTCGCCCGCAAGGTCGAGAAAGAGCGCGCGAAGGTCGTGGCGCGCGCCGAGGGCGTCGTCGTCTCGGCACTGCAATCCGACGACGAGGACCGCGCGTTAGGCACTGCGAAGTGGATCTTGCCGCGCATCGCCGGGCGAGACTACGCCGAGCGCACGCTCCAGCTCACCGAGCGGCAAAAGCTCGCGGAGCAGCTCGTCGAGGGTCTGCGCGAGCGCATCAGCTCGGCCGCCTTCTCCGAGGTGCTCGCGGCGCTTCAAGACATGGACGTCGACGAGTGAGCCGCACGAAATCGCACGTCCTGCGCGAGACCGATGGCGTGCTGTCGGTCTCGCTGTGCGGGATGGTCGGCGTGCGCGGCACCGAGGGCGAGCCGACGTGCGCGCTCTGCCGGCGCGAGCTCGACCGCCTGGGCGCGCTCGGCGTGGCGCCCGACGAGGTGCCGCGCGTCGTGCCGGAGGCCGGGCAAGGCACGCGATGGGATGCGTCGCTCGAAGCTATCGCGACCGCGCCGACGCCGGGACGCGTGGCGCACCGCTACCGGTGGGCGACCGTCTCGGAGGCCCTCGAGCTCTGGGCGCGCGTGCGCGTCGATGGGTACGGCGCGAAAAGCCTGCACGCCGTCACCGAGGCACTCGGTCGCGACGGCGTGCGAGTCGATGGGGGCGCGCCTGGTGACCCGCAGGCGACGCGGCAAGCGGAGGACTGCGCCGCCGTCGAGGCGTGCCTCCGGCACGTCTTCGAGCGTGTCGCGTGGGAAGGGCTCCTCGACGCGCGCCAGGCTTTCGCGGCGACGATGGCGCGGTGGGTTGCCTTCGATTGGGCCGACGTACGCGTGCGCCGCGACGTGAGGCGCGAGCCGGTGCAGCTCACGCCGGAGGCTATCGCCGAGCAGCTCGCGGTGCCCGACGTGACGGCGCGAGTCGTGCGACGCACGACCGACCGCGCGATGCGCTATCTGCGCGTCGAGATGGTCGCACGCGAGCTCGTGAAGCCGCGCCGTCGTCCCGCGTCTGGTGCGTCTGCCGCATATCTGGCAGAATGCGCGGCGATTGAGGCGCGACGGGTCGCGCTGGCGAAGGGGGCAGGATGAGCGAATACACGACGGTCCCGAAGGCGGCCGCGCAGCTCGGCATGAGCGCTGATGCGCTGCGGCGATGGATCGACAGCTACCCGACGCTCTGGCCGCGCACGCACCAGCCATATCCCGGCGCGTCGTGGCGCGTGTCGGTCGCCGACCTTCGCACGCGGCTCGACGCTATCTCGGCGAGGTCGCGGCGATGATCGTCCTCCTTCCCACCTACGCTCGCCCCGCCTTTTTCGCGCGCATCTGCGCCGACTTGCGGCGCGAGCTCACGTCGCGCGATGCGCTCGTCGTCCTCGACGATGCATCGCCGGACGCTTACGCGGGCGACGTGCTCGCCGCGTCGGGGCTGACAGAGCACGTCGAGTGCACGCTACTGCGTGCGCCCGAGAATCGCGGGCGCATCGGCTATTGGCGCACCGTCGGCGCGCTCCTCGACGCGGCCTTCGAGCTTCGCCGACCCGGCGCTGAGCTCGTCGCGTATCTCGCCGACGACCTGCGCCTCGCCGACGGCTGGCGTCAGCGCGCCGCCGAGGAGACCACGCGAGTCAGTCGATACCCAGGCTGCATCGGTCTGCACGCGCATCGCGACGGGAGGACGCGCGAATGGGGGCTACCTGGCGGCGATGACGTCGACGGGCAGGGCGAGCACATGGCCTGGCAGGATGGCGTTTGGGTCACGCGCGCGCGCTGGCTCGAGTCACTGCGACCCGAGGAGGTCAATCGCGACTGGGTGCGCTATCCGCACCTCGGCTCGGGCGCGTGGCGCTCCTCGAGCTACCGCACGCACGCGGCGGGGCTCTGGTGGTACAGGCCGCGCGAGACGATGTGCTGGCACGACGACGAGGGCGCGAGCGTGATGAATCCGCAGGCGACGGCGAGCGAAGGTGCGCGCAAGCGGCGCCGCGTTTGCACGGTGACGCCGTGACGTTCCGACCGCTCGTGTCTTACGCCGGGCGTCTGCTCGGATTCGAGCATGAGAGCGCCGAGGATCACATCGCGTTGCATCACGCGCGCGGCCGACTCTACGAGGCGCCGCTCATTGAGCACATGCGCACGCTGCCCGAGATACGCGGGCGCTGGATGCTCGACATCGGCGCGCACGTCGGGAACCACGCGGCGGCGATGCTTGCGGCCGGCGAGGTCGCCGGCGTCATCGCGTGCGAGCCGACTGAGCGATATCACGCGCTGTGCGCTGCGCTGCGGTCGATCGACCCGCTGGGGTCGCGCTGGAATGCGATGCGCGTCGCGGTCGGCGACGGCGAGGTGGTCGAGTTCGTGCCTCCGCCGCCGGGCAATAGCGGGATGGCTCGCGTGCGCGTCGCCGAGGATGGCGTCGTGACGATGCGCGTCGACGAGATGGCGAGAGAGCTCGACGTGGGGCTGGTCAAGATCGACGTCGAGGGTCACGAGCGACACGTCCTCCTCGGCGCGCTCGCGACGCTGCGGCGCTGCCGTCCGGTGGTCGTGGTCGAAGGCGCGCGCGACATGCTCGACGCGCTCCTCGAGGCGCTGGGCTACGCATGGGACTCGACATGGTGCGCGACGCCGACGCACGTCTATCGGGTGACCTCATGATCGTCGCAAGCATGGCCACGCTGCCGCGTCGCCGAGACATCGCGCTCCGCGCCGTCGCGTCGCTGCTACCGCAGGTCGACGTGTTGCATCTCTGGCTCGACAAGCACAGCGTGGCCGAGGGCGAGCTCGCCGAGTTCGAGTTTTGCCAGCTCGCGTCGAGCCTCGACATCCCGTGGCATCGCATCGGCTTCGCGCGCGGCGACCGAGGCGACGGCGGGAAGTTCGCCGCGCTCGGCATGCTGCCAGACGACGCGGTGTGGCTCGTCTGCGACGACGACCTCAGATACCCGACAGACTACGTCGAGACGATGCTCGCCGCGCTCGAGCGCGTCGAAGCCGACGGCCCGTGCGTGGTCGGTCTGCACGCGCTTCGACTGCCGGAGCAATGCAAACGCTACCGCGACCAGCGCCAGCATGTGCAGCACTGCCTCCGCTTCGAGACGCGGCCCGACGAGATGGCGCGCGCGCACGTTCTCGGCACGTCCAGCGTCATCACGCGCCCGCGCTACGTGCGCGGCTTCGAGGCCGTCGACGTGGCCGACCCGCCGAACGTCGGCGACCTGCATCTGGCCGCGTGGTGCGAGCGCGCGAGCGTGCCGCGCTATTGCATGCCGCTGCCGCGCGAGGGATGGCTCGGCAATCTGCTACCGGACGGCGCGCCGTCTATCTGGACCGACCGCGCGACGCGAAACGAAAACCGCGTGGTGCAGGGCGTGACGTGGGGCGCGCTGTGAAGCTCATCGCCGTCGTGACGTGCTGGGGTCGCGGCGAGCTCGAGACGAGCGTGTTGCACCATCACGCGCCGCTCTTCGACGCGCTCGTCGTGGTCGTCTCGCCGAGTGACCCGGACCCGGTAGACGTGCGACCCGAGCTCTCGGCGCTCCGCGTCGAGGCGCCCAACAACCCGCTCGGGGCGAAGCACAACGCGGGGCTGACGCGCGCGCTCGACGCGGGCGCTTCGCACGTCGTCGTGCTCGGCTCGGACGACTACCTCTCCGCGCGCTACGTCGCGACTCTGCGCGAGCTCGCGGCCGCCGGGTGCGAGCACGCTGCGCTCCTCGACGGCTATCGTCTCGACCGGCGCACCGGTCGCGCGTCGCACGAGGTCGGCCCGCGCTCGGACGCGAGTGAGCGCGTCTACGGGTCCGGTCGCATGGTCGCTGCGCGCTGGATGCGCGCGTGCGGAGGCTGGACGCCGGAGCGCGACCGGCACCTCGACTCCGACCTCGCCGACCGCCTCGAGGCTGCCGGCGCACCTCGCGTGCGTGGGCTGCGGATGGCCGACGCGGGCGCGGCGTGCTTCACGACCGGCGACGTCAACATGTGGCCGCGCTGGTCGGCGCACAGCCGCCCGGCCGATGCGGACGAGGTGCGGCGGCTGGTGGGCATGCCCGACGTGCGCGGGCTGGGATAGCGGCTAGGACTCCCGGATGCGACTGATAGCCCTTTGCCTCCTCGCGCTCGTCGCGAGCACCGCTGCTTTCGCGCAGCGCACCGGCCACGACGCTGCGCTCTGGAATGCCCGCGCTGCTGTCGGCGAGCTCGGGTGGCGCGCGCCAGACGACGCTTACGCTGCGATCGTCGAGGTGCACTTGCGTCGCGCGCAGCTTACCGGCACGAGCGCCGCGCTCATGGCGCGACGCTACTCGGCCGCGATTCGCCGACCGCCTCGACACCGGCGCTGGGTGCGTGAGCTGCGCGTGAGCGCGTCGCCGCCACCGTCGTGGCCGCCGCATCTCGGCGGTGCGTGGCAGCGTTACGCGGAGCAGCTCGAGCACGTCCGCGAGCTCGCCTCCGACGTGCTTGCCGGACGGCGTGAGGTGGCGTGCGAGGGTGCGACCCACTACGGCGGGCTCATGGATTCGACCCCGGCCGGGCACGCCGAAGCGTGCCGCTGGACTGTCGGGCGCGGCGCGCAGCTCTTCTTTCGACGTGAGAATCTCGCGAATGCCGCATTGATCGCAGATACGGTGCCCGCAAGCATTGCAGGCTGGGGTCGGCGTCCGTAGCGTTAGAGCACGCTGGCGCTGTCCGGCTCACCGGTATCACCCCCTCCGGGGCAGAGCCCTTCGCGTCAGCGAGGGGCTTTTGCTTTGGCCGCAGTGAGTTGGAAAAGAGCCGCGCAAACGTGGGCGTCGCATGTGCCGGGATTCGAGCCCGACCATCCGGCGACGAGCGACGGGTTCATCCCGATTGACCTGCACCCGAAGCAGCGCGAGTTCTTCGACTGGGACGGGTACGAGGCGCTTTACGGCGGCGCGGCAGGCGGCGGCAAATCGGTCGCGATGCTCGCGTGCGCTTTGAAATATGCGCATCTGCCGGGGTATTCCGCGCTTATCGTGCGCCGCAATTTCGGCGACCTCTTCGCGCCGCGCGCCATCGGCGACATCGCGAAGGATTGGCTTCGCGGAATCGCGACGTTCAGCGTGCAGGAGAAGACGTTTCGCTTCCCCTGGGGTTCGACGATTCAGTTCGCGTACCTCGACAAAGAGCGCGCGCTCGACGGGTATCAGGGCGCCGCGTATCACTTCGTCGGCTTCGATGAGCTCACGCAGCATCTCGAAGAGCACTTCCGATATTTGCACTCGCGATGCCGACGCGCGGTGACGGGGTCGCAAGCGAGCATCCCGCTTCGTGTGCGAGCGACGGCCAACCCGGGCGGCCGCGGTCACGAATGGGTGCGCACGCGCTACCTCGACGCGCCCGAGGACAGGCGATTCTTTCCCGCGTCGCTTCGTGACAACCCGTCGATTGACTTCGACGAATACGTCCGGTCGCTGAGCAACCTGCACCCGCTCGAGCAGGCGCGGCTTCTGAACGGCGATTGGGACGCGCAGCCTTCCGGCGGCTTCTTCGACCGCGCGTGGTTCGACGGCAAGCTCGTCGATTGGGACGACGTGCCCGAGCGCATGACGTGGGTGCGCTACTGGGACATGGCGGCGACCGAGGCCGCGCCGGGCAAAGACCCGGACTGGACTGCGGGCGCGCTCGTCGGACAGCATCAGGGCGTCTGGTACGTCGCCGACGTGCAGCGCGCTCGTCTCGCGCCGGCTGACGTCGAGGACTTCGTGCGACGCACCGCCGAGGAAGACGGGCGCTCGACGCGCATCTACATGGAGCAGGAGCCGGGCAGCTCGGGCAAGGCGGTGATCGACACCTACGCTCGGCGCGTGCTGACGGGCTATGCCTTCGAGGGCGTGCGCTCGACAGGCGACAAGGCGACGCGAGCGGCGCCGGTCGCGAGCGCGGCCAAGAACGGCAACGTGCGATTGATTCGCGGCGAGTGGCTGCGCTGGTGGCTCGACGAAGCGATGGCCTTCCCGCACGGCGCGCACGATGACGGCGTGGACGCGGTCAGCGGCGCGTTTGCGGCGCTCGGGCCGATGGTCAGGACGAATGACCCGAAGCGGGTCCACACCGGCGCACGGCGCGCCATGGCCGGCGCGGGCCGGTACTACTGAGGACGACGATGGCATCCAAGCGACGCGGAAAGACCGAGCCGACCCGCGCGCTTGCGCCCGTGGTGCCTCTTGCGGCGCGAGCTCCGATGGGGCGGCAGCTCTTCTCGGCGGCGCCGCGCTATCGCACGCGCACGCGCGTCGCGGGGCTGACACCGGAGCAGCTCTCGGCGGCGCTCGACCGCGCGCGTCTCGGCGACCTCGAGCAATGGGCCGATATCGTCGAGGTGATGCTGACGCAGGACTCGCACATCCGGTCGGTCACCGACACGCTGCTGCGGTCCATCGCCGGCTCGGAGCTTCGGTTCACGGCGCCGGACAATGCGACGGACCCTGCGCTCGCGCAGGCCGGCGCGGACTTCTGCGCGCGGTCGCTCCATGATCACTCGTCGCGCCTCGAGCTCACGCTCTCGAATGTGCTTTACGCCGCGCTCGTCGGGATTTCGATCGCCGAGCATCAGTGGGAGCGCGAAGGGCGCGAGGTGCACTCGGTCGCGCAGCACTGGGTGCTGACGCGCGACATTCGCGTCGATGATTCGTGGATCCCGCGCGTGCGCACCTACCCGCGCGTCGACGGGTTCCAGCAGGGCTGGGACTGGCTCTCTCTTGAAGACGAGCCCGCGCGATGGCTCGTGCATGTGCACACCGCGCCAGGGCTTCAGAGCAACGTCGCCGGGCTGCTCATGTCGTGCGCGTGGCCGTGGCTTTGGAAGCGTTGGGCGACGGTGTTTCAACAGGACGCGTTGGAGCGATTCGGCACGCCGTTCATCTACGGCACGCTTTCGCCGAATGCGCCGGACGCGGCGCGCGATGCGTTCTTCGAGGGATTGCAGGCGCTCTCGTCGTCACACACGGCGGTGATCGAGCAGGAGCAAGCGATCAACATCGTCGAGAGCACGAGCAACCCCGGTCAGACTTACGGCGACGCGATCGACCGCTTCAACGCAGAAATCTCGAAGGCCATTCTCGGCTCGACGCTGAACGTCGAGGTGGGCGACACGGGCGGCAATCGCGCGCTCGGCGAGTCACAGAACGAGACGACGATTCTCCCGCGCTTGCGCGCCATCGCCGCGAGCGCAGAGACCGCGATTCGTGCGACGTGGCTCCAGCCGCTGCTCGCATTCAATGCAGCATCTTTCGGCGGTCGCGTGCCGCCGACGCCGCACGTCGAGTTCGTCCTCGCGACCGAGACGCCGCCCGTCATCACGCAGCTTCACGTCGACGCGGGCGTGGTGCGGGCGAACGAGCTCCGGCTCTCGGCGGGGCTCGACCCGCTCGACGGCCCCGAGGGCGAGCGCTTCGTGCAACCGCTTGCGAAGACGCAAGCGCCGTCGTTCTTCTCCGACGACGACGCGACCATCGACGAGCGCGTCGAGCTCGCCGACGAGGATGGCTTCATCGCGCCGAAGGGTGCGCGCGAGGAGGCCCAGCGCGGGCTCGACTGGCGGCGTGAGTACGGTCGCGGCGGAACCGAGGTCGGCATCGCCCGCGCTCGCGACATCGCGCGTGGTGCGCGATTGAGCGCTGACACGATGCGCAGGATGAAGGCGTTCTTCGCGCGGCACGAGAGCACGAGCAAAGGCGGCGAGGGCTTCTCGCCTGGCGAGCCGGGCTACCCGAGTAACGGCCGCATCGCGTGGGCGCTTTGGGGCGGCGACGCGGGCAAGCGCTGGGCGGAGACGATCGTCGAGCGGCTCGACCGTCGCGAGACGAGCCGCGTGGAGGGTGGCGACGCCGGCCTCCCTTTAGCCCCGGCCCCGAAGAGGGGTCGGCCGCACCAACTGACGATGGCGTGGCAGACTTCGCCGACGTCCTCACCCTCGACGACACAGCTCGAGGGTCTGCGGTTCGACGCATCGGACGACCCCGAGCGCTGACGCTACGCGCCGCGCAGGAGGCGTCAGCGGTGGTGCTAGGGCGTCTGCCCGACCTCGCCGCTGCGCTGCGCACCGCGCGCGACGAGAGCGAAGCGATTGCGTCTTTGAAAGACTGGGCGAGCAAAGCCATCGAGGGCGACCACGCGCTCGTCTCGACGCTCTGGCGCGCGGACATGCAAAGCCACATGGCCGGGCAGCTCTTCGTGCGAGACGTCGAGTTCGGGGCGCGAAAGGTCGCGCTCGCGCCGGACATCTACGATCGAGCATTCCTCGAGCTCGGCTTCGCCGAAGCGCTGGATTACTTCGAGTCTCGCGAGCTGATGAGCCCCGAGGCATTCCGGGCTCTGCTCGACGACGAGCGCGTGCGCGCATGGTCGCTCTCGCGCGGCATCTCCGAGACGGTGGTGCGCGATGCGGCCGAGCGTATCCGCAAAGCGATGGCCGGCGACGGGTCGCAGATGAGCGACTTCATCGAGCAGCTCTCGTCGGGCGTCGACGCTGAGGGCTACCCGGGCGGCGTGCGTCGATACCTCGAGATGGCCTTCCGCACGACGAACGCGACCTCGTACAACGCGGGCCGCATGACGCAGCAGAGCGACCCGGTGGTCGCGGAGGCATTCGCCGAAGGCGGCTGGATGTATTTGACCGCCGATGACAACCGCGTCCGCGACACGCACGCGCCGCTGAACCTCAAACAGTGGCGATACTCCGACCCTGAAGCGCGACGGGCTTATCCGCCCAACGGCTATCAATGCCGATGCGTCGCGATCCTCGTCGACGCTGACGAGCTCGACCCGGCGCAGCTTTCGAGGCGCGTGGATGTCGGGGCGGCGATCACGCCGGGGTTCGCCAAGAGCCCGATGCAGACCATTCGAGAAGAGGCCGACTAATGCACGCCTACTCTGACGACAGCCGCGCACGCGCCATTCGGCTTACCGGGCGCGTGCACTTGCGCGACGAGGGTCGCACCGAGTCGTGGAATCAAATCGCCTACGAAGGCGAATGGAGCGGTCACGCGGCCGGGCCGTTCCAGTTCACGCGCGAGACTTTCGAGCGCATCATCGAGAATTTCCGCCGTCGCGAGCAAGGCATACCGGCGACGTATGGACACCCTCGCGACAGCGTGCAGGCGGCGACGTCGGGGCAAGCGGGTCGCGTGGTCGACCTGCGCATCGGCGAGGACCACAAAGGTCGCGGCGCGAGTCTCGAAGCGCTGATTCGGTTCACGCCGAAGGCGGCCGAGATGGTGCGCGCAGGCGAGCTCGAGCACTGCTCGGTGGTCGTCGGCTTCGAGTCGGTCGACGAGGTGACGGGCGATGACATCGGGCCGGAGCTGTACGAGCTCGGTCTCGTGGTGCAGCCGTTTCTCGCGGACATGCGTCCGCTCCAACTTTCCGCCGCTCATCGCGGCGCAAGAACCGAAAGGAAGCTCGCGATGAGCATCAAGGAAATCCTGTTGAAAGCGGCCGAAGAGCTGCCGGAAGACGCCGGCATGGAAGCGGTCGAGGCGTACATCGAAGGCGCGATGAAGCAGGCCGCTGCGGTCGAGGGTCTCGACATGGCCGAAGACGAAGCCGAGGACATGGAGGCCGCGTGCGGGCCGAAGCGCAAGCGCATGGCCGACGAGGCTGCGCTCGCGGACGAGCCGCCGCCGGTCGAGGAAGCCATGGCTGCGGCGCCGACCGAGATGGCCGACGAGGACATGGCGAAGGCGCAGGCGTACGACTTCATCACCGCTGCGGCCGAGCAGCTCGGCACCGACTTCGCGGGCGCGCTGGCGGCGATGCAGGAGAACGCCGAGGCGATCCTCGGTCTGCTCGCGGGCGGCGCCGACGGCGGCACCAGCGCCGACGACGTGGCCGCGATGAGCAAGGACGTCGTGACTCTCTCGAAGCGCATCAAGGAGCTTGAGGCGGATCTCGAAGCTCGTCGCAAGGCGGAAGCCGAGGCGAAGGAAGCGGCGCGTCTGACGGCGTGCTCGGCGCGCATCGACGCGGCGATCGCCGAGGGTCGGCTTGCGAAGGAGGCGCGTGACGCGCTCGTGCGTCTCGCCAAGCGCGGCGACGACGTGCTCGACGATGCGCTGAGCGCGCACGTCGCGACTGTGGCGCAGCCCCCGGTGGGGCGGCGCTATGAGGCGAGCGGTCGCCAGCAGGTGGCCGCGAGCAAGAGCCCGGTGGAGGCAAAGCGCGTCGCGCTTTCGCAGCTCAGCCCGAAGCAGCGGTACGAGTACGACTCGCACCTCGCTGTTACCAAGAACCACGAGAAGAGCCTCGAAGCGGCTCTGAAGATCGACTGACCCCGGCCTCGCCGGATTGAATAGGAGACCTGACAATGGCTGCACTGACCGCAGACAAGGTCCGCGATGTCCGACCGGGAGGCGCGATTGCTATCCCGGTGCCGGTCGCGGCGAGCACGACGATCTATCTCGGATCGATCGTCAACGTGAACTCCAGCGGCTTCGCCGTCGCCGGAGCGAACGACACCTCGCACGAGTGCATGGGTGTCGCGAAGGAATACGTCGACAATTCCGCCGGCTCGAACGGCGACTTGACCGTCATGGTCGAGTTCGGCCAGGTCGAGAAGTTCGATTCGACCGGCATCACGCAGGCCGACCTCGGCAAGAGCGCTTACGTCCTCGACTCGGGCACTGTCGGCGACGACGGCGCGGCGTCGAAGAACGTCCACATCGGCACGATTGTTCGCATCGTCACGACGAACGTCTGCGAAATCCACGTCCAGCCGCGTCCGGCGGTCACCGCGCAGCCCACCTGATGGTCTGAGCGAATCACTCACCCATCAATAGGAGAACCAACCAATGTCCATCGTCAATTTCGAGGACAAGCTCGCGGCAGCCAATCGCGCGTACAGCGCTGCGCTCGACAGCATCCGCGAGCAGCCTCCCGGCACCTACACCCTCTTCACGCTCGTGGACGGCGCGCCTGGCGGCACGTCGGCCAACGTCGGCTACCTCGACCCGACCTCGCCGCTCGGCGTGCTCGGTCGCGGCGAGTCGAAGGTCTTTTCTGACGCGCTCGCGCTCGGTGCGACCTACGACATGGAGGTCGTCTACAAGGCGCACCGCCTCGACCGTCGTGACGTCGAGCACGACACGTCGGGTCGCGTGGCGCGCATGCTCTCGAGCTTCGTCGCGGATGCGTCGCTGCTCGTCGATGAGCGCATCTGGGATCTGCTTCTCGGCAACACCCTCGCGGGCGTCGACGGCGTGTCCCTTCTCAACGACGCGCACCCCTACGGGGAAGCGGGCGCGACGTGGGACAACCTCACGACCGACGCGCTTTCGCACGCGTCTTTCCGCGCTGGCATCGCGGCGATGCGCAACACGAAGCGCTACGACGGGCGGCCGTTCGCGGTCAACCCGACGCACCTATTCGTCGGCCCCGACCTCGAGTCGACGGCCCTCGAGGTGACCGGCGCGGATCGCGCGTTCAACGTCACGTCGGCGGGTGCCTTCGACGGCGGCGCGAGCGTCGTTGCGGCGGCGGTGCAGGCCAACGTGATGGCGGGTCGCGTGACGCCGGTGGTGGTGCCGTGGATCACCGACGCGCAGGAGTGGCTGCTTATGGATCTCTCGAAGAGCTCCAAGCCGTTCTACGCGCAGGTCGGCGCGATCTTCGAGCAGATGCCCGACGTCAACGACTCGGTTGTTCGCCGCTCAGACGTGTTTGAGTACGCGATCAACTGCGACCTCATCGCCGGTCCCGGCGCGCCGCAGCTCATCTACGGTCGCCTCGACTCGTGATGTCCTGACCAGAGAGGAAAGCACCCATGACCAATCCGCGATACCTGCCGCCCGGTGCGGCTGACATGATGAGCAAATACAAGCCGTGGAGCCGCGTGCTCGTCGAGACGCTACCGGGCGTCCGCGTCACCGCTGGCGGGCACGGCTTTGTCGGCTCGGCTGTGATCGACATCCCGACCGACGAGGTCGATAAGCTCATGGCGAAGGTCCGCGACCACGACGAGTGGGCGCGATGCGAAGCCGCCGCGAAGCGCAAGCGCGACAAAGAGATTGCCGAGGGCAAGCGTGGCGACAAGCACACTGCTGCGGCGGAGTTCTTCTCGCGCCACGGCAAGGGCGGCGGATCGCTCGCTCGCGTCGAGGTGATCGAAGACTCCATCCCCGCACCGCTCACCGACGAGGAGCGCAAGCTCGCGCAGGTGATGGCCAGCGTGCAATCGCAGATGACGGCGCGCGTCGCGCCGCCGAAGGTCGAAGAGGCCGACGCGAGCGAAGCCGAGGACGTCGAGGTCATGCCTCGCCGTCGAGGCCGTCCGCGTAAGGTCGTCTCCGACGAATGACCCCGCGCCGCAAGGCGCTGGGAAGCGGCTGTCATGGGCTGCTTTCCTCTTTGCTCCCTCCCCCGGCATGGCCCGTCTACGTCTCGCGGCGTAGGCGGGCCGCGCCACTACCGCGATCGAGGTGACCCATGGCTGCTGTCCGTTACATCACGACCGCTGACGTCGACGCCGTGATGGGCAGCGACGTCCTCGCGGCGCTCTTCACCGACAACGGCGTGCTGAGCACCGCAGCGCGCGACCGTGCGCTCGAGCTCGCGTCGACGCTCGCACGCGCGAGCGCGCAGAATGCCGGTTATGACCTCGGCGCGCAGAGCGACGGCACCGGCGTCGAGATGGCGAAAGCGCTGGCGCTCTCGGCGTTCACGCAGCTCGCATACGGCAGAAAACAGCAGACGCCGCCCGAGGCGACGATGGCAATCATCGGCGCGCTCATCGAGGCTGCGCGCACGGGCGACCTGCCGGTGCCCGAGCTGACGGCCGACGCGCGCGGCGCAGTCGGCGGCGTGCGCTTCACCGACTCGACCTCGACGAGCTCTCCTTACGCGCCCGTCTTCGTCGGTCGACTGCGCGGGGTCTACTGATGCAGGTCGACATCGACACGGGCGAGCTCGACGAGATGGCCCGCGACTTCAAGGCGATGGCCGCTCGCGCTGCGGACCTGACGCCGGTCACGAAGCCGGCGGCCGAGCGGCTGCGCTCTGTCATCACGATGAGCTTCACGCGGTCGCAGAGCCCCAACGGTGAGGCATGGCGACCGCTCGCCGAGTCGACGATCGAGCGTCGTCGCAAGCGAAGCGGGAAGCCGCTCATCGACACCGGGCTCCTGCGTCAGAGCATCGCGACGCGCGGCGAAGCGAAGGCGGTGGTCTTCGGCGTCGCCGGCTCGGCGGCGAGCTACGCGCCTTTTCACCAGTTCGGGACGCGAAAAATTCCGCGCCGCGCGTTCTTGCCAACGGATGCGTCCGGCACGCCGCAGTTTGACGGCGGGTCGGCGCGAAAGTGGATTGAGCGCACCATGCGCGAAGCGCTGAGTTACATCGCGGGCAAGAAAACCGGCATGGCGGGCTTCGGCAATCGCGGCGGCGCAGGGGGTGGATGATGGCGCAGCTAGCTGCCGCCGCGATACTGACCGCCGTGCGCGAGGTCTGCGAGGACGCTGCGGGGTCGCTGCGCATCATCACGGCGGACACCTACCGGCCCGGTGCGCACGAGACGCAGGGCGAAGCGGCGGCCTCGACCGAGGCGCTGGTGCGTCCGCGCGCGGAGCCTCGCTTCACGAGCGTCGAGCCGCACGGCGCGCGACCGCCGGAGCAGGGAAGCTTCACTCTGTATGCGCTCGAGCTCGAGGTGACTGTGACCCGCTATGTCGGGACCGAGCACGCGCTGCTCGCCGACGTGCGCACGGCCTTGCGTGCGCTGGCCGCCGAGGACTCCTCGAGGCTGGCGCAAGCGCTCGGCTGGCCTGGCAATCTCAGCGCGACCGTCGCGGGCACGGCGACGGGTCTCGTGTCCGGTATGCTGCGGCACACCGGAAGTGCGGTCGGAGACCTCGAGACTGCCGAGGGACAGAACGGCCGCATCATCACCGTGCATTCGTTTGAGGGCGCCGCTCGAGTGGCGACTGCCACCGTCTGAAAGGATTGACTCATGTCGATTGAGGTCTTCGCGCTCCAGCGCATCGCCGTTTACACCGAGGCCAACAGTGCGTTTGCCGACAGGTCGCTTCCCGGCGACGCGGCAGATTTGCCGTTTCAGGAGGGCTCGGCGCAGCTCGCTTTGAATCGCGACCCGCTCAATCCGCAGGTCGTCCAGCAGTATATGGACGCGCGCTCGCCGGTCGTGCTCGGGCCGCGCATGGCAACGCTGACGGTGACGGTCCCGCTCGCGGCGGTCGGGTCGCAGTCGACGTCGCCGGCGTTCACCGATTGGGGCTTGGGCATCCTGCTAAAGAGCGCGTTCGGTGGCGCTGACGACTCGAATGCCAACACCACGTTCACGGGCGGCACGGCAGCGGCGCCGACGATCACAAGCGCGACGGGCTTTTCGTCTGGCGGTGCGATCGGCTGGGTCGACGGTAGCGGCGTCTACCATCTGCATGAGATCGACAACATCTCGACGCTGACGGTCAATCTTCACCAGGCTTACCCGTCCGCGCCGTCGAATACGAACCCAGCGCGCGGCGCGACGACCTTCTACCTGACCGAAGACCCGGACACGTCGATCGCGTGTCTCGTCGAGGGCAAGGAGAGCGACAACCGCTTCGCGCTCGTCGGTGGCCAGCTCACGGCCGCGCCGACCTTCGCCTTCCCGCTCGGCGAGATTCCTACGGTGACGTTCACCCTGACGTTCGCGGATTGGGTCGAGCTCTCGCCGGCGGCGATCACGGCTGCGACCTACGGCGAGACCGAGCACATCTATACCGAGGGCTTCCTCCGCATCAAAGCGTATGACACCGGCACGGCGCGCACGCTCTACGACGCGGCGCAAATCGACTTCGAGCTCTCGGGCCCCATCTTCGTGCCGGTGCGCTCGCCGTCCGGCACCGCGCCGCAGGCTGGCGGGATGACCGCCTATCGCTGGCGCCGAAATCGCGTGGTGCCCATCGCGCGGATGAGCATGAATATCCCGCACGAGAACAACGACTGGTTCGACAACCGCGACGCGCTGAACGACTACCACATCGAGTGGCAAATCGGGACGAGCGGCGCTGGCAAGGCGGTCACCATCTCGCTGCCGCGTGCGGAGGTGGTCAACGTGCAGCCCGTCAACCAAGATGGGCTTGCGTATCAGCGCGTGACATTCGAGGCGACGATTGACGGCGCGACGGATGATGCGTCGACTGAGATCATGCGCTCGGCCATCCGACTGCATTTCGGCGCGTGACGCGCCATTGAATCCGCTGGGGAGCGGAAGAGGAAAGCAACCATGGCACTCGAAAATCTGAAGGTCGTTAGTCTCTCGGACCCTGCTCTAGACCTCGAAGCGATGGACGCCGTCGTGGTGACCTATCTACGCGAGCGTGACCCTGAGCTCGTGCGCGTGCTCGAAGGTCACCGCGCGCGATGGTTCCACCTGGGGCATATTGACATGATGGCGTTTCGTAGCTACGTCGCGCCGAGTCTCCTCGAAGACGCGACGGTGCCGCTCGAGGTCGCGTGGCGCGCCTTCGAGTGCGGCGTGACGCGCATCGAGATGGAAGATGGGTCAATCCTCGAACCTGCGCGCGAGGACGCGCTCGCGAACGGCGCGATTCGCAAGCGCTGGCGTGCGGAGCAGCTCGACGTGCTCTCGCCCGCCGAGGTCTGGGAAATCGGCTCGCTGTGCTACACGAGGGCGCTGCTGGGAAAAGCGCGGAAGGCGCGCTTTGCGCTGCCGCCTGGGTGGCAGCACGTCTGGATGAACAGGGTGCCACACTCGGCGGTTGCGGCCGACGCCGCGACCCGTCTCGGCCCTGGCTGAACGCCGCCTGGGGCGGCTCAGACCGCGAGCGGCAGGCGTGGCGCGCGGCGTGGGAATGCGACTGTGAGGGGCTCGTGCCGCTGCGCACGACACCTCTCGACCACGCGAAGGCGCAGGCGACGCGGGCTCTGTCGACTGCGATCGAACGCGAGTGCGGCGCGGCGCCCGAGCGCTGCCCGCACAGCGTGTTCTCTGACCCGCTCATCTCCTCGACGCTCGACGGGTATCGCGTGGCGCGCAGCGGCGGGCACACGAATCTCGCGGCGTATGCGGCAACGAATCCGCCGGAGCTGCTATTCCGGGCGGTGATGACCTACGATCGGGCCGTCGATCGCGCGCTCGCCGCGCGACGCAAACGAGAGGACGCAGCACGCACCGCGCGCGCCGCCTCGTCGAAGGCTCAATCCCAATTTCGAAGGCGGTAGCTCGTGGCCAAATACGAGGTCGAGGTCGAGGTCGATGCGCAGTCGGCCATCGCCACGCTGGAGCGTCTACGCGCGAGCACCGAGCGCGTGGGGACCGCCGCGAGCCAGCAGATGGCGCCCGCGCTCCGCACGGCGGCCGACGCGCAGGCGAAGGCTGAGGCGGCGGCGAAGAACAACGCGGAGCAGCTCAACAAAAACCTGGCGGCGGCGGCCGCGCTCGGCTCGGCATTCGGCAGCATGACCGCGCAGCTCGGGCCGGTCGGGCAAGCGCTCGGATCGGCAGCCTCGAGCGCGGCTGCGATGTACGCGGCGATGGGGCCGATTGGCGCCGTGGTCGGCGCGGTCGCTGGCGTCATGCCGGCGCTCATCAACGCGTTGTCTGACACCTCCGAGGAGGCCGATAGGACTGCGCAAGCGATTGCGGCAACCTCGAGGTCTCTCGACGACTTCATCGCAGATGTGCGTCGTGCGACCGCCGAGGCTGGCCGCGCTCGCCGCATCGCAGCGGGCTTCGCGAGCGAAGAGGAAATCGGCGGTCAGATACGGCAGCAGGAAGAGCGCGCCGGCACCCTACTTGCGAACCTGACCCGTCTCCGGTCGGGGCTCTCGGACGCTCAGCAAATCAGTGTGCTTCGCACATTGAACGACGCTGAAAGATACGGTCGCACAGCAGAGACCGTACAGAGCACGCTTCGCACGACGCTGATGGGAGAGGACGCGTCGCGCATCTCTCAGATTGCCGCCACAATCAAGGCTCTATCGGACGCGCGCCGCGAGTCGAATCGGCTTCGCGAGCAACAGGCCGAGGTGCAACGCGAGAACATCGCGGCCGACATTGAGGAGGCCGAGGTCGAGATGGAGCTCGCGCGGCGTCAAGCCGAGCCCACATCTCGCAGAGGCGGAGGGGCGCGCGACGCCGAGCGCGAGGCTATTGAAGCCGCTGCGCGCGCCAAAGCTGAGCAAATCGCGATCGAGCAGAAGCAGCTCGAAATCGCGAACGAGCTACTCGACAAAGAGGAGCAACGGCTGCGCATCGCGAAAGAGATTGCGCAAGCGGAGCTCGACGCCGCCGACGCGAAGGCTGCCGCAGCGCGCGCATCGGCCGCCGCCGAGAAGCGCGAAAACGAGCGGCTGCGCATCCTTGCCGAAGAAACCGGCAAGGCGAAGCAGCTCGCGACAGAGGAGCGCGAAGAGCAGGAAGAGCGCACGAGAATCGAGGAAGACCGCATCCGCATCACGTCGCGCGCGAACGCCGGTCTCGAGGGCGTCCTCGACATCGCCAAGCGCACCGCCGAGATTCAACGCGAAAGCAACGCATCGGTCGGCGATGCGTTCAAAACGGCGGTCGACGAATGGCTGAAGGGCTTCGCTTTGCAGTCGGCTTACAAGGGCGTGGCGGCGACCGCCGAAGCCATCGGCTCGGCCGTCACGAACCAGCCTAACGCCGCCGCGAAGTTCGCCGAGGCCGGCATCCACTTCGCGCTCGCCGCGGCCGCTGGCGGCGCGTCTGCGGCCATCCCGAATGCGGGTGGCGGTGGAGGTGGCGATGGCGGTGGCGGCGGCCGACAAGGCCCCGAGGCGGTCGGCGGCGGCGGTGGTGGTGGCGGTGGCGGCACGGTCGTGGTCAACTTCAACTCGCCGGTCGCCGAGGCGGAAATCGGTCGACAGCAGGAGCGCGCGTCGAGGGCGGCGCGTCGGAGGTTCGGCTCGTGACCCATCGCATCGAAAGCGGCTGGAGCGTCGACACGCTGGGGACGTTCACGCTCACCGTCGTCGGCAACGTCAGCACCGAGACCGTGTCCATCACGACCGGCACCTATTGTCATTCGGATTTGACCAGCGTGCTCGGCACCGGCAATTACGATGACTTCGCGGGCGCGTTGAAAACGGCGCTTGACGCGAGCGGCGCGTCGAGCGGGGCATTTACGGTGACGTGGTCGACGTCGACGCTGCTCTATACGATCAGCAATGCGGCCGCTAACTTCGACCTGACCTTCCCGAATACCGCAGCGGGAAACCGCATGGCGGACGCGCTCGGCTTCACGCGCAACACGACGACGAGCTCGACGGCTGCGTCGCTCTCGGGCACGCGCCGCCCGTACTATGTGATCGACGGCGCGATGGGCGGTCGCAGCGGCTGGACGCGCGTCTATGAGGGCGACGACATCACGTCGCAAGCGGAGGCGGAAGACGGCTCGACCTACGCCTCGGCGCGCAGCGTGGCGCCGCTCTACGACGACTGGACGGTACCCTTCGAGACGCTCGCCGCGACCTTCGAGCTCGAGGCGCTCACGGCGGTGCCGTGGACGTGGGAAGCGTTCTTCAAGCACAGCCGAGGCATCCATCCCTTCGCCGTCTTCGACGATGCGGGCAACACGGTGCATGTGCTGCGTGGGCCTCGAGGTGCGCGCTTCAAGCCGGCGCGCGCGAGCGAAGATTGGGACGGCCGGTGGTCGATTGACCTGCTCACGATCAATCGGGGTGCGCTCATCAATCCGCCGTCTGTGCTCGTCGCGCCGGTCGCAAGCGGCACGGTCGAGATTGGTCAGACGCTTTCGACCACCGACGGGTCGTGGACCAACTCGCCGACGAGCTACAGCTACCAGTGGCAGCGTGACGGCGCGGACATCAGCGGCGAGACGTCGGCGACTTACACTGTCGTCGCGGCCGATATCGGGCCGGGCACAGCGGGCATCGGGACGGGAATCACCTGCCTCGTTACGGCGAACAACGCTGCGGGCGCGAGCTCGCCGAGCGCGTCGAACGCCCTGGTCTTCGCGCACGCGACTTATCTTGCCGATACTGCGATCGGCATCTCGACTGCAGGCGTGACGCTTGTCGGCTCTGACGTTGACGAATGGGCCTCGAGCCTGGGGGGCATCTCGGTGACGCTGACGGCCCCGAGCGCATCTCAGCGTCCGGCGTACTCAGCGACCGGCGGGCCGGGCAGTCGACCGCTCATCACTGGCGACGGCACCGACGACGTGCTCACGGGCACACTGACGAAGGGCAGTGCGTTCGACGATTACGAGTGGGGCGGCGTGGCTCGTCTAGTCGCGCATGTCTCTGCTGGTGATCGGTGGGTCGCATACGGCGTTGGTTCGGTATCGCGATTCCATATTAGTGAACGAGCCGGAGGCACTTACCGAATCACAGTAAGCGGCGGCGCGAACGTCGAGCCTCTGCTTGACTCGACTACGGCGCTTCTGCACTGGTCAGGCGATGCGACGCCGAGCACGATCAACGCGCGTCGCACCGGCGTGGTCGAGGCGACTGCATCGGCGACGGTGACTTCGAGAAGCGATGGCGAGACGCTTTCTGTCTTCGCCGATGGCGCGGGCACGAATGCGAGCAACAGCGAGCTGATGGCGTTTTATTGCGGCCCGATTCTGACGTCTGACCAGCGCACGCATCTTCGCGCGCTGCTCACCTATCACACCGGAGTGACGTCGTGAGAGTGCATGTCTACGCGACGCGCGAGCTCGCGCAGAACGCGATTGCCGCAATCGATGCCGCTCGCAATCCCGACGGCACCGAGGAAGTCGCGCTCCCCGATGGCACGCGCGAGCGTCGCGCCGCGAAAGCGTGGGCGTTCCCCATCGAGCTCGAGGATGGCCGATGGGCTGTGACGGCGGTCGACCCCAATGCGCCCGACGTGCGCACGATTGAGCCTGTCCTCGACGAGAACGGAGAGCCTGTCATCGTTGATGGTCGCGTTGTCATGCGGGAGGTTGAGTCGTGACCTACGGCATCACGACCGCGTATCGGCTCATCATCGAGGGCCTCGGCATCGAAGCGGTGACGGACCCGGCGATGGAGCGGCTGTCGCCGGATATCTCGCGCTATCGCATCGTCGGGCTCTTGCGAGACGGGCTGCGTATTCAAGAGCAATGCGACATCGCGCGCGGTGAAATCGAAGCCGGCGGCGTCACGGTCTCAATCGTCGATCGTCAGGTCGATCAAGTCTGGTGCGAGTGGCTAGCGCAACAGCCGCAGGAGTACACCTGGCTGACGGCGGACGTGTCGACCATCGACGCCTCGATCACCGTCGCGGACAACAGCGTCGTCACGACCAACGACGTCATCCATATCGGCACCGAAGCGATGCTCGTCAGCGGCACGAGCGGCGCTGATACGATCGACGTGACGTCGGGGCGCGGGTGGTGGCAGACCATCGCGCAGGCGCACTATACGAGCGACGGCGAAGAGCTCGTGACGCCGAAGGTCACAGTGACGCGGCCGACGACGCTCGAAGGGCGTCGCGCGTACCTGTACCGCTACGTCGACGGCGACGACCTGCAAGGTGACGGCACGCTGGTCTGGCGCGGGGTCTGCTCGACGGATGCGCGCCTCGAAGATGACGGCGCGACGTGGACGATCACGATTGACTCGATCGTCTCGCTACTGAAACAGCCGATTGCGACCGACCTCGATGAGCCGACGACGATTCGCGGCATCTACTATCCGGCGGCCGAGTTTATTCGATTTCAGTTCCTGGAGAGCAACGGCGACGACATCCTCTCCGGCCGCTCTCACGATCGCACCGCGATCATTCGCATGCACGGCTTCTGGGAGACGCAGGAGCAATGGTGCGAGGATATTCAGCTCGCGATTGATCAGGCGAGCAACACGAGCGGCGCGGGCACGACTGGCATCGTCGCGGGCACGACGGGCGTGGTCGAGGTCGAGCAGGCATTCGGTCTCGCACGTCGGACGGCCGACATCTTCGTCGAGGTGCAGGACTCTGGTCATTGGGGGATTCGGTGGATTCCCGATGCCGGTCAGCCTCGACATCTTCTGCTCGGCACCTTTGGCGGATTCGGCCCCGGACTAGAGCTCGAGGGCGCGCTCATCAATCCTTGGGGAAGCACCATCGCGACGCCTAGCGCGCCGCACCCGTGGGTCATCGTCGCAGGAGATGGCGGCGTTACTAGCAAGGGCAAGGTGCCGCGCGGCATCGTCGGCGGTGGCGCTGGTATCGGCGGTGGCGCTGAGCCGTATTCGCCGCAGCGCATTTACCCCGACTTGAATCTGACGGCGGTCGCGCTCGGTTCGATTGGCGACTATGACGTGCAGATTGAATGGGGTTCGGGCACGCCTTCGAGCGGCGCTTATCCGGTGCGCAATGCGGATGCAGACGAGGGATGGGCGCGAGTCGGCGTGGTCGATTCACGGCACATGTACCCTGGCCAACTGCCGAAGCTATCGTTCCGTCGTCGCATTGCGGAGGGCAATATCGGTGATCTTCGCGACGGGCTTGTGACGCTTGCGCCCGACCTCGCGAACGCCGGCGCGATGCCGTTCATCACGACGCAAGATCTTGCGTCATGGACCACCGTTGCAGACCGCGCCGCGAGCGGGCGGCTGCTTCTCGAATCGAGACGGTACATCGTCGGTGGGGAGATTGACCTCGACGAGCTCGTGGCGCAGGAGTGCCGTCTTTTCGGCGTGTTCCCCCGCCTTGAATCGGACGGCAAGATCGGCCTGTCATACCTCGAGCTCCCCACGTCGACCGCCATTCTCGCCGGCACCCTCGACGATGGCGACATCCTCGTGAGCGACCAGCCGCCAACGTGGGAGCGCAACGCGACCGATGGATCCATCAACGTCGCCGAGATGAAAACGGGCTATTCAATCCTCGAGGATGACCACGAAGGGACCACCTTTGTCATTCGCGACGTGACGGCGTTGTCGACGCGCAAGGCGACGCGCAAGCTCGAGATCGCTCCGCTGTCTCTGGACCCGGCCGACTTCACCTGGGACTACGTCTCGGCAGTCGACGTCGCGCGGCGCGTGCTCGCGATCTTCGGGCGACCATACTCAATCGTCAAAGTGGCGGTGTCCTCCGAGTGGCTCACCACGGCGCTGTGCGGCTCTGTGCTCGGCCTTCGCTCGCCGCGCATCCCTAACGTCTTCACCGGTCGACGAGGCGTAGGACAGGGCTCTGAGCAGCCTGCGGTGGGGCTTGTGATCGGTCGGGATTGGGATCTGTCCACCGAGACCGGCACGCTCACGCTCATCGTCTCGGAAGCGCAGACAGCAGGCTACGCGCCGAGCGTATTCATCGATTCGTCGGCCGTCGTGAGCGGCAATCAATACGACCTGAGCGTGACCTTCGATGACCCGAGCGGCGTGAGCATGGCGCCGCCGGCCGCCGTGCTGTCGGACTTCTATTCGGTCGGGGACGAGCTGTATCTGCTCATCTGGGACGCGACGACGCAGACTGCGCAAACGTGCGTCATCGACGCCGTCAATGACGGCGCGTCTGAGCTCCGTGTGACCTTCGATCTGTCGCCGACGCTGAGCGGCACGCGATATCTGCGTTTCGCCAACTACTCGGACGGCACGCTAACGACATCGCAAAAACGCTTCGCATTCTACGCAGACGGCTCGCGACGCCTCGACGATGGCATCGGGGGGTTTGATCCTGCGCGGGAGTATGCGGCATGAGCACATCACTCTTCGAGGGACTCGTCCGGTATCAAGATTCGCAGTGGGGAGACTACGATCCGGTCGATGCCGCGCAGTCGCGCGCCGTGATGAGCAACGTCATGCACTCGGCCGATTCGTGCGGCCAGGTGCTCGTCAACTGGCGCGTGGCCGATGCGCGGTCTGTGAGCCGCGTCCTGACGCAAGCCGTGACTTACTACGCGGTCTGGACAAGCGCGGCGCTGCCGATTCGATTCAACGGCGACGGCAGCGCATACAAGCTCCGGATTCGGCTTCGGGCCGCTGCCGGTGTCGCCGGCACGGTCGACTTCGCGGTGTGCGTGATCGGAGGGAATCAGAGCGTCGACGCTGCTTACGATGCGATCACAGCCGGCACTCCCGTCGCGACCACCGCGAGCTCGAGCTCGACGTCGCACGCATGGCTCACGCTCTCGACGTCGACCATTAGTCTGGTTTCTGGCAGCGAAGCGATATCCGGTGTCACGCGCAGCACGCGCAGGGAGATCGGAGGCGCAGCGGTCGGCGTCAGCTACGATGCGGCGAAGATCGTGGTGATGGCGCAGAGGTCTACCGGCTCTGGCTCCACGACATCGGCGCTCATCAGCGGCTTACATGCCGCCGAATACATCGGACCCTGACCTATGACCCTTTCGCGCGTGCCGCAGTTCCGAGAAAAGATCTCGTTCACATCCATCGTCGCTGGCGCACCTGTCGCCTCGACCGACTGGCAGCGCGCGGCGGCGGTTCAAAACTGGGTCGCTGGTCGTGGGCGTCAAAACATCCCGACGTTCAAGCCCGAGCATTCCGCGAACAAAAGCACGACGTTTCGCTATGCGATTCGCATTTTGCCGAGTTATTCGGCAATCGACTTGGTTGCGATGGTCGCGACCAAGAACGTCTCATCGGTCTTGCCAGGGATAGTCGACGCGCCGGTCCCGATACTGCTGAGCGTGTCACCGCGAGCTGCTTACAGCTCGGCCGCGATTGATATCAATCTGGATGTCATTGTGCCGGTTACCGATACCAACATGGAATCAATCGCCGTCTACGAAGTGCCGCGTGCGTACCTCGAGCAGACCGCGAGCGCGGGCGGCATCGACACCACGGCACTAGCGGCGGGGCAGCCCATCACAGCGGCCAGTGTCGAGGCGCTCGCCGATGCGCTCGCCGATGACACGTTCGGCACGCGCACGCTTGCGTTTCATGCGGTGCCGTATTCAAACGGCTCGAGCACGATCACGACTTACGCGACAGACTCGACGAGCGCGACCTTCGCGCCCGTCGTCGGCGGCAATGGCGTGCCGGTGCTTGCGCGAAAGAAGCGCGTCGGCGACACGACGCGCACCGTCAAAGCGCGCTGTTACGGCTGGGTCACGAGCGGCACGACCGGCGAGTTCCGAGTCGAGTCGAGCGTCAACGGTGCGAGCTCCGCCGTGAGCTTCACGAATACGACCCCGGCGTGGTCGAACGAAATCACCGACCTCGTGGTCGACTGCGAAGACCTATCGACCGCGACCGGGCTTCAATCAGCGACGTGGGACGAGCTGACGTGTGACTCGCGTCGGTCGGCTGGAGCCGGCACGGTCTACGTCGCCGGCTGGATCGTCTACGAATGATCGCGTGCTACTCTCACCCTGAGGATTCCGATGTCGACCAATCTCATCTCCGCTGCTTTCGCGACCGCGCCCATCTACACCGGCACCGTCGACGCGACGACCGTCGCTGCGGGTGAGCCGCAGCGTCTCTCCGGCACGGGCGCCACGGGCGCCGCGAACGCGACCGCGCTGCCGGTCGGGCGCTATGCGACCTTGCAGGTCGCCGGCACCGCTGTGCGAGCTCGCTGGGGTGCCACAGCGCCCGAGGCTGACACGACCGATGTCTACCTCTCGGCGGGCGCGAGCTTCAGCTGGTACGTCGAGCAGAGCTCGCAGTTCGTGAGCGTGCAGGCGGCCGACGGCTCTGCCGCTTTCGAGGCGCACGTCTGGTGCTCCTCGCCGAAGGTCGCGTGATGTCGAGGCGCTTCGCAGGCACCGGCCTCCTTCGCCGCCCCGGCACGCGGTTCACGCTCGGCGGGGGCGCAGTCCCGGTTCCCTCGTATGACCCCGACGCGCAAGCGTATTTCGATCGCGTCGAAGGCCCGAGCGGAGACGATCAAAGCCTGGAGCCCGAGGTCAAAACTGCAATCAACGACTTTGTGGTCGGATGCAAGGCCGATGGCGTCTGGGCCGCCATCAAAGCGTCGTGCATCCTCGCCGGTGCGCGGACGCTGTCCGGCGCATTGCAGCCCCTGGTGGGCGCGGCGCCGACAAACTTCAACTTCGTGTCTGGCGACTACAGCCGAAAAACGGGGTTGGTTGGCGATGGAACCACAAAGTACCTGAGCAGCAACCGAGCCAATAATGCCGACCCGCAGGACGATAACCATAACGCCTTCTATGTGACGGCCGCCCCGACTTCTGGTCTGCGGTTCTTTATGGCATCGGACGCTGGTCCGACTACCGGCGCCAACAATTTCTTGCAAAACACCGACGGTAATATCTACGTCAGAAATCGGTCGGCGACCTACAACAACACTTTGGCAAGCGCTTTCATCTTGGGGTTCAAGGGCTTTAGCAGAGACAACTCTGCTACCTACACCCTGCGAGACAACGCCACGACCTCAGTGATTACCCGCGCGTCCGAGACACCCTCCGCGTCGGCCATCCAGATATTCGACCGAGGCACCACGCCGCCGCATTCTCCGACCGACGCCCGTCTGGCCTTCTATTCCATCGGCGAAGATCTCGATTTGGAGCTGCTCGAATCTCGCGTTTCTACGCTGATTGCCGCACTTGAGTTTGGTATCAACACTGGCCTTGCCGCAAGTGACTACGACGCCGACACCGTGGCCTATGTCAATCGCGGCTACGCAGCAGGAGGGTCACTGTCATGAGCCAAGTAAAAGACCTCGTTGACGCCATCGACGCATTCATTACGGGCAGCAAAGCTGACGGAACGTGGAACGCCATTAAGGCATCCTGCATTATGGCGGGGTGGGATAACCTGAATGGTGCGCTGACACCGCTTGCTGGCACGGCACCGACAAACCACAATTTTGTCTCCGGCGACTACGACCGCAAAACCGGTTTGACGGGAACCGGGAGCGAGTATCTGGACACGAACAGAGCTTGCGACGCCGACCCTCAAAACGATCAGCACGTCGCGGTTTACACAACGACACCGGAGTCAGGCGCCAGCTCGTATGCTTACATTTCAGGCGGCGCGTCTTCTTTCGGCGCGTCTATCACCGAGGTTCTTCATGTGTCTTCGCAAGTGTATTTCCGAAGCCGAAACGTAGGAGGGGCCGCGATTGGTTCGCCCACGCCGACATCGCCAGCCTTTCTCGGCGTATCGCGAAGCGCTTCGTCAAACTTCGGCTGGAGGCTTGGCGGTACTAAACGACACAAAACACG